CAGAAGATCAACAACAATCAGATGCAGAAGATCAACAATCAGATGCGGATGAACAACAATCAGATGCGGAAGATCAACAATCAGATGTGGATGAACAACAATCAGATGCGGATGATCAACTATCTCAGTCAGATGCTGATGATCAACAACCTCAGTCAGATGTGGAAGATCAACAATCAGATGTGGATGAACAACAATCAGATGCGGATGATCAACTATCTCAGTCAGATGCTGATGATCAACAACCTCAGTCAGATGTGGAAGATCAACAACCTCAGTCAGATGTAGATGAACAACAACCTCAGTCAGATGTGGAAGATCAACAATTCGCACAATTACATACATCTCAACAACCAACACCACAAATTTCCCTCAGCAACACATGTTATGCCAATGCAACATATAGATTTATTAGTGCATTTCCGAATGATTTAAAACAAAAAATATTTTCAGAGAAAACTACTGATTCTCCAGAAATAAAAAATTTAAGAAATGCATTAAAGACTGTTGTTGATAAATTTACAGATCAAACGCGCACAGATGTTTGTGAAGCATTTGTTAAATTTAAATCAGACATAAAATTCCAAGGTCGACAAGAAGATGCATTTGAATATATATATGCATTGTTACAAATACTTGCACCTAATACAACCGTATATAAGAATAAATTAGATGATCAAATACCAATTGAGACTTTAAGTGGTACTGATTACGAAATTATTAAGGTGCATCATCATGATAATAATCAAATAGATACCAATTTGATTACACCATCCGGGATGACATTAAAATCTGTCATTATTTATCGAGGGACAGGAGAGCAAGGTCACTACTATACATATGAACTGAATTTTGACAACACAGGATGGACTAAATATGACGACAATCGTATTTCAAAATTACAATATACTAATATAATTAATGATATACAGACAAATGGGGTTATTTTTTTATTTGTAAAACCACCCAATTGGGCAGATGAAGAAGACATATATGGTGGAGTGCGTAATACAAATGTACGACGACCGGCACGACAACGTGCACCAGTACGACGATCAGCTCCGACTCAATCACGTCCAAATGTACGACGTACTTCTGCTCGACGTGCACGACCTACTCAACCACGTGCACCAGTACGACGATCCGCTCCGACTCAACAACCTGCGAATGTAACTTCTGGAAAATATTTAATTAATACAAGGTATAATTATCATTTAGTATTTTATACTACTGTACCTCCACCACCTCCACCACAACAATATTATTATGTAACAAAAATTAAAATAAATAAATTTAATGAAGAACCTATTGATGAAATAATACCTGAAAATTGTGGGGAAGGATATACATATGAAATTTTAATAAATAATTTTTTACGAAATCATGCACAAACTGATTTTGATCTAACAAAAATAATCAAAAAATTCGAACAAGGAAAAAATAATATTAATATGAAAAATTATAATATAAATACTGTAAACCATGATAAAATTAATTGTTTAGCAATATTATTTTCATTATTTAAAGACATATTAAAACAGAATGATATTTTTGAACAAAATATTGCAAAATTATATGACTTACAAGATAATGAGCATAAATATGATGCTATTAAACGATTAATTGATTATATAATTTATTTTGGTATTCGTTCGCTAATAGTTGCATATAATGAGTTTGATATTATTCAAAAAATAATTAATGAAATACAACGACAAAAATCAATATTTGAAACGTCATATGATATGATAATTTCATGTTTATTTAAAAATATACAAACAAAAATAATTAATAAAATACAAGAATTATTAAAATCGATTGAAAAAAATATTCATGATTTTATAGATGCGAATAATAAAATAATTGATTTATTAAATGAAAAATATGGTATTTCTTTTACATATTATAACACAATGGTTCAAAACAAATTACAAATCGACACTAATATGAATAATAGTGTTTATATTCCTCGAATTTATAATGGTAAATTTCCACCAATTCAACAATTTAATTATTCAATAAGTGATTCATATATTCAATTTATCCAACAATTAATGAATATTATACAAGGAAACATACAACCAATTGATTTTTATAATCAATTAATACCAAAAATAATTCCCAATGTAACATTTTATCAAGGTGGTACATATTATTTATCAACACCATTAAATGGAGCAGCATATGATGCTGATATACAAAGTATTATACCGAACCAACAAAATATACAATTACCTCAAAATTATGCTGCGACAGATAATAGTATTGGATATAATCAAGAATTATTTAAATTTGATAAATCAAAACATGCGTTAAATAATATATATCCAATAATTCATGATTATCTTGCATTAATTAAACAACGTTTGATTGAAAAGATATTTTTAGATAATAATGAACCAATAAAAAAACAAATAATTGACACAATATCTGATTATATAAAAGAATTATATGGGAAGAATATACAAAATAAACATTTATCTGCACTAACATATGTATTTATGGGAAAAATAATAGATGAGTTATTGATCGAATTCGGTCGAACCACGATATCAAAATTATCATCACAAATTGTGTCAAATATTCTTCAAAAAGAAAATCCAGAATTAAAAAAATTATTTAAAAATAATTTTCCAGTAATTGTTACATCAATGAAATCAAGTTTGAAATTAGGAGAAATAAATAATGAAATAATGAAACAAATTGATACAACTCAAGATATTGCATTATTTTCTTTAGATCAAATTATTACACAAATACCAGAAAAAAAAGATAAACATATAATACGCCGTATTAATTATGGGGATTCATCATATCCATATGAAAAATTATGTTATTATAATAAACCATCTGTAATTAAATCATTATCTAATAATTCATCAACAAACTTCCAATTAACAGATATAAAGGGAGATACTCCTATTAGTAAAGCAATATTTATATCATACGTTGATATAATAAAAGAACTATTACCACATTATAGTTCTCGAATGATAATATCAGATCCCAATATTTTTGGGCAAGCTCTTTCGATGTATCAATTTCACAATTCATTTATTTGTAAAGATGGCACAATTACAAAAATAATTGATAAATTAACTAAATCATATTATGATGAATTTAAAAAAGGTATTTATAATAATGAAATCTATGGAAATAATATTCTTAAATATAGTCATGTTGTTCTTCCAATGTTTGTAATATTATATAACCAATTAATATTTAGATATGGTTTAAAACATTTAAATAATTGGACAGCTGCCAATGTTGGAAATATTGCAAATATTTTAATTGATAATCAAATTATAACTGATGAAAATAAAATCTATCAGCGTGAAAAACCATTATATGATACTTTCATGGAAAACTCTGCTATAATATTACAAGAATCTCCAGACATAAATGTATTACAATATATGATAGTAGAATCAAAAAAAAAAATACAAAAATTCGAAGAAAATAAATCTAAAATTGATGCAATAATTGCAGAAAATGAAAAATATATAAAATCATTAGACAACGAAAATGAAATTGATGCACAATATATTAAAGGGTTAACTGACAAAAATGATGGTTATCGAGAACGATTAGATAAGATTGAAGAATTACTAGACGAAACTCAAAAACAATCAGATAATTATCAGAATAATATTAATATAAAAATAAAAACATTAATTGACGGTGGTAGCCATTTGAATGAATTTATGAATTTTTTCATTTTTTCAAAAGTATCTGTTTATTATCATCAATTTTATAGATTTATACATGAAAATGTTGAAGATACGTATAATGGATCATATGATAAATTATGGGATTTATATATTAATGACGATACTAATTTAAGACATCCACAAAATATTCATTTATTATTAGTAAGTGTACAACGTGAATTATTGAATTCATTGGAAGTAATATATAATGATATGCATTCTAAACAAAAATTATCAAACGAAAATAGAAATAGATTACAAGTTATTCGTAATAATTTTTTTGATATTCAAAAATTTTATGATAATGTAGCAACTAAATGGATAAATTCGATGGAAAATGATGACTATTATTTTGATAAATCTAAAAATATTCCAATGTTTGATACTATAGATATTATTAATCATGTTATTACAACAATGTTAGGAGGATCATTTTTAGGAATAATTTCAAAATATTTGACACAATATTTAATAAATAATATAAATCAAGACCAATTCAAAGATATTACAAATCCTAATTTTTCATATTTAGATGGTATAAATACAATTGTTAAACAAATACTTACATATGAAATTACACCAAACAGTTCGATAACATATTATATAAATAATTTGGTGAATGAAAATGGATTTTCAATGAAATTTATTAAATATATTTTTAATATTAAAAAAGATAATGATGAAATATTAACACAACCAACTGAACTATTTAAACCAATTACACAAATATTATCTTCGAATACTATACAAAAAATTAGTCCAGATTTAATAGCTCAATTAGAAAAAAATATTTATCCATTTATTAATCAAACATATTCTTCATTAATTAGTGCAATACAACATATTATTACTAATTATAATTCGTACATACTAAATGATCAAAATAATATTGAAATAATGATTTTATTGATCAATCAAATTATGAAATAAATAATAAATATTTTTAATATAAAATATTTATTATGTAATTTTTGTTCCTTTAATAACACCCGTACGAGTACTAATTCTTGTTCCAACTGGTCTAGTAATATCTTCAATAAATTCTAATGTGAATGAATGTTCTCTTCCATTAAAATCATATAATGTTCCATTTGCAGAATAGAATGTAAAATGAAGTTCTTCTAATAATGGAATAATATCATCAAATTGATATTCTAAAACAGTAAATTTATCATATATTATATCTCCTTCTGTTCCTTTTAATAATATTTTAACGAAAGAGTTTGGTATATTTATTCTACTATTTAAACTATTTTTAATTAATGGACAAGTTAATATTACATAACTTTCACCTTTGAAATTCAATAAATTATTTGTATAAGTTGTAGCATTACCAGATGAATCAATTGTTGGTTGATTGGCGTATGCTTCATTGTTTGAAATTTCATAACCATAATTTGTAATTGCAAAATCATTTCCGACATCTCTAAAACCAAGAATTGTTCCAAATGTATCATCTGCATCAAAAAATAATCTAAATTTAATTGGTATTGTAATTGTTGTTTCTACACCTCCATTTGATACACTCGTATCAGATAAAAGATTATAATTAGGAAGTTCTATTAAATAATTATTTTCATCAAGAACTTCATAAATAGTATGAGTAGTATTTAATATTTCGGCTGGTATACTGTTTGTTGATATTGCATTTGCAATAATTATTGTATCTCCTGCAAATAACGAATGAAGATAATGATTTATTTTAATCAATTGATATCCATCTGTACTGGTATCGATTTGTAATTCAATACAATTTTCAATAGTAACTTTTTGATATAATTTAAAAGTTACAATACTTGTTTTTGTATCAATTGTAATATTAGCAATGTGATATTGGTCGTATATTATTTTTTTATTAATATGATCATTTATAGTTCCTTGTTGAATCAGTGTGTTTTGTCTTGCAATTAATTCAATTTCATTTTGTATTTCTGTTGCAAATTCTAATGGTGTATAATTTCCAGGTGTAATATTAATCGTATACGTAATATCCCCATCTTCTAATATTTGCCAATATAATACATTATTTTGTTTATCTGCAGGAAAATTTTTTATTAATAATTCTGAATAAGGAAATTCTAATCCAATGAGATTCATTTCTCGTACATTTGATAATGATTTTGGTAATTTTATGATATAATCATTTGGATTGGAATAACCTTCAACTGTATTTAAAATTTTTCGTATAATGATATTATTACCACCGCCATTTGAAAGTGTAATTGACGCATTTGTATTAATATCAATAGCAAAATGATCACTATCAATAATATTAGATATAAACTGATAACCAAATAATTGATTTACATTCGTTGGATAATTTGAATTAATATAATTTAACGGTATTCCTCCCAAATTTAAAAATTGTATTGTAACATTTGTATTTATTGTATCTGTAAATGATTCATTTGGAACTAATGGAAGTTTGATAAAATAATAATCAATATTAACTGTATCGTAATCATTTATTTTGAGATATATTTTATATGTTTGATTAATTAAATTAACTGGAATATTATTTATAAATGTTTCATTATATGAATTACCAATAACACCCGATATATTTATAAGAATATCATTATATTTATCAATTCCTTCAACTAATCCATGATTGGGATGTGTAATTCTAACATATTGATTATTTGCAGACATGAATAAAGGATATTGTAATACTACTATAGATGATATAACATTTTGTATTATAATTTTATCATTTGTAACAAATGGATGACTTTGTTGATAAAAAATCAATTGGTTTGAATCAGTTATTAGTGAAACTGGATTTGATGATAATGAAAAAATAGGATTATCAAATTGATGTATAGGATTGATTATTCTATCTCTACTATCAATATTTACTCTGGTTTTCTTTTCACTTATATATGCTTGACTTATCGGCTGTTCAAATATTTTTTCATTTTGATCTAATATTTCATATGGTTGATCATCATTAATATGAAATTTTTGAGTTTGATTTTGATTTATAATTGGTTGTTGTTTAGTTAATTCAGATTTAATTATAGAAGTTAGATCATTTGCATTAATTTGTTGTATTGATTGAGTATTTAAAGTATTTATAAACCCAGGTTGTCGTAATGTACGAAGTTTTGCATGATTACTTGTATTTATTGCGGAAGGATCAAAATATTGTTGTTGATAATCCTGGCCAAGAATTTTGGGTTGTATAAAATTATTTTTATATTCAATGAATTGATCTGCCATTATAATAATTATATAGATTCATTTTTTTAAATAATAAACATAAATTGTAAAATAATATCTAGAATATAAATATATAACTAAAAAATGGCAAAACGTAGATTAGGACGGAAAGCTGCAGAAGGGGTTGAAGGAGAACGTATTATATCATCTATTGCCCAACAAGGAGGACGTAAATCTAAATCACGTAAATCCAAGACATCTAAATCACGTAAATCACGTAAATCAAAATCAGTAAAACGATCATTATCAATTAAACGTTCTGTAAAACGTTCAATGAAAGGTGGAGCAAAACGTAGTAAATCTCGTAAATCTACTAAATCCCGTAAGTCTACTAAATCACGTAAATCAAAATCAGTAAAACGATCATTATCAATTAAACGTTCTGTAAAACGTTCAATGAAAGGTGGAGCAAAACGTAGTAAATCTCGTAAATCTACTAAATCTCGCAAATCATCTCGTAAATCATCTCGTAAATCATCTCGCCAATCTGTGAAACGTTCTAAGAAAGTTATGCTTGGTGGAAAGAAACGTAAATCTAGAAAACCCAAGAAAGCTACCAAATGAATATAATATAAATTTGATATATTATTATAGTATACACATATATAAAGTATTATAAATCACTAAATTCGAGAAAACTATTATATTTCAATATAAAAATATTGAAATATCACTGTATAATATGACGTAAATAATAAAATTTTTATTCATAAAAATTGATAATTTAATTATTAGAGATATAAGCGATTAAATAATAATATAATTATAAGAATAGTATTTATAAATCATGCCACCAAAAATAAAACAGCCAAAAACAATTGAAAATAAATATCAGAAAAAAACACAACGCGAACACGTATTAGCTAGGCCAGATACTTATGTTGGTAGTACTACATTACATAATGAATTATTATGGATATTTGATGAAACGACAAATAAGATGGTTAAAAAAGAAATTTCATATCCTCCAGGTCTTTATAAAATATTTGATGAAATTTTAGTAAATGCCAGAGATCAAATCATTGATGATTCAAAATGTGATACAATTAAAGTAGATATAATTCCTGAAGAAAATAAAATTATAATATTTAATAATGGTGTTGGTATTCCAGTTGTTGAACATCCGGAACATAAAATGTTGATTCCAGAATTAATTTTTGGAGAACTTTTAACATCAACAAATTTTGATGATGATGATCGACGAATTACTGGTGGAAGAAATGGTCTTGGAGCAAAATTAACTAATATATTTTCTAAAGTATTTGAAGTAGAAACCGCATGTTGTTATGTTGATGAAGTAACGAAAAAAGTGACTAAAAAACATTTTTATCAAAAATTTTCTGATAATTTATTAAATAGAACAAAACCAGTGATTAAAACATTAACGTCTGATAATCCAAAAACATTTACACAAATATCATTTGTGCCAGATTTGGAAAAATTTGGATTAACTAATTTAACATCTGATATTATATCATTATTCAAAAAACGTGTTTATGATATATGTGCATGTACACCTCAAAATACAAAAGTTTATTTAAATGGAAATAAATTAGATACAAATACATTCAAGAAATATATTGATTTGTATTATTTAACAACAGAAAATGAATTCGCATATGAAGAATCTGATAATGGCAGATGGAAGATTGGAATTATTTATTCTCCCGATTGTGGATATGAGCAAGTTTCATTTGTTAATAGTATTTGTACTTATTTAGGAGGAAGTCATGTAAATTATATTGTTGATGAGTTAATAAAAAAATTAATTGCCGCAATTAAAAAGAAAGATAAAGATATCATAATACGTCCACAACAAATTAAAGAAAATTTAATAGTTTTTATCGATGCTATTATTGATAATCCATGTTTTACAAGTCAAACAAAAGAAGAACTTCGTATGAAAAATACTGATTTTGGAAGCACATGTGAACTTTCAGATAAATTTATTAATAAAATATTAAAATGTGGTATAATTGATAAAGTCATATCATTAGCAAAATTTAAAGAAAGTAGTGCAATGAAAAAAACAGATGGAAGAAAAGCAACAATAATTCGTGGTATACCAAAATTAGAAGACGCAAATGAAGCCGGAACAAAAAATTCATACAAATGTAAACTAATTTTAACAGAAGGAGATTCTGCAAAAGCACTTGTAATGGGTGCACGAAAAATAATCGGAAGTGATTATTATGGAATTTTCCCTTTACGAGGAAAAGTACTAAATGTGAGAGAAGCATCAATGAAACAATTACTTGAAAATCAAGAAATAATCCATTTAAAACAAATACTCGGATTGCAACAGGGAAAAGAATATAATGATATTAAACAATTAAGATATGGAGGAATAATAATATTAAGTGACCAAGACGCCGACGGATCTCATATTAAAGGATTATTATTAAATTTGTTTCATTATTGTTGGCCATCATTATTAAAATCAGATAATTTTGTATTTTCATTATCGACACCGATTGTGAAAGCAACTAAAGGAAAAGATACGATGACATTTTATAATTTAACTGATTATAATAATTGGAAACTTAAAACTAAAAATAATAAAAGTTGGACAATTAAATATTACAAAGGACTTGGTACAAGTAAAGACACTGATGGACAAGAATATTTTACTGATATCGATGATAAATTAATAAAATATATATGGGATACAAAAAAAGAAATTGAATCTTCTGAAATATTCGATGAAAAAGATAATATTTTAGAAGTTGAAGAAAATGAAGAAGTTAAAGAAAATAGAGAAAATGAAGAATTAGAAGAAACAATAAAATCTGAAGCATCTGCATCAAATAATAATTCATCAAGAAAATTAAAATCAAAGAAGAAAAATATGATTGGCAAAGAATTAGAACATAATCCAAATGATACATGTACAGATTCTATGACATTAGCATTTGCAGGAGATAGAGCAAATGATAGAAAAAAATGGTTATTAAATTATAATGGAAATTATGTATTATCAAATGATCAAAAAAGTGTTAATGTGACAGATTTTGTTAATAAAGAATTAATACATTTTTCATTTTATGATATTCAACGTTCGATACCATCGATTTGTGATGGATTTAAACCATCTCAAAGAAAAGCATTATATGGATCATTTTTAAAAAAAATATATAATGAAAAAACAGAAATAAAAGTTGCTCAGTTATCAGGATTTATTGCAGAAAAAACTTGTTATCATCATGGTGAAACATCCATGCAAGGTACAATTATAAATATTGCACAAGATTTTGTAGGATCAAATAATATAAATGTATTATTTCCAAATGGTCAGTTTGGAACACGAATGCAAGGTGGCAAAGATTCCGCAAGTCCTAGGTATATTTTTACATATTTAAATAAATTGACTCCAATGATATTTAATGAAAAAGATGATCCAATATTAACATTATTAGATGATGATGGTATTATTATTGAACCCAAAAATTATATTCCGTTAATACCAATGATATTAGTTAACGGAACAACTGGTATTGGAACTGGATTTAGTACAAATGTACCATGTTTTAATCCATTGGATATTATAAAAAATATTTATAATTATCTAGATGGAACTCCAATGAATGAAATGATCCCATGGTATAAAGGGTTTCATGGAACCATTACAAAAATTAATGATCATTCATATGAAACACGTGGAAAATATGAAATACAAAATAATAATACATTAATTATTACCGAACTTCCAATTGGTATGTGGACAGAACAATATAAAGAATTTTTAGAAAGTATTGAAGTTAGTGCTGAAAATAAAACTTCATATTTAGATGGATTTTCAGATCAAAATACAAGTCAACGTGTTTATTTCATATTACATTTTACTGGAAATAAATTACAATTATTCCTTAAAAATGGAACACTTGAAAAAGATTTGAAATTAATTCAAAATGTATCAACAAATAATATGCATTTATTTGATAATGATGGTCGTATTAAAAAATATAATACACCAGAAGATATAATTAAAGAATTTTGTAAAATACGTTTAGATGGTTATACTGCTCGTAAACAATATTATATTAAAAAATTAGATTTTGACATTGTATTATATGATTGGAAAATACAATTTATTGAAGACGTTATAGATAAAAAAATAGAAATATTCAGAAAACCAAAAAAAGATGTAATACAGCAATTACAACAACTTAAATATCCACAATTATCAACTGAAATTGGTGGATTGGTATCGTATGATTATTTAACATCATTAAGTTGGACAATTTTCACAACAGAAAAAATAGATGAATTTAATGAAAAATTAAGTGAATTAGAAAAAGAATTAGAAATTCTTAAAAATACAACCGAAATTGATATGTGGAAAAAAGAATTAGGTGATTTTACAAAAGAATATAAAATATGGTATTCTAATTTTGAAGAAGCAAATAATACCGAATTATCATTTAATAATAGTGATGCTAAAAGTATTAGTAAAAAACCGAAACCACAAAAAACAGCTGCTACTAAAAAACGAAAACAAACAAAGAAAGTTATCAAAACCAAAAATATAAAATCAAACAAAATCGACGAAGTCAAAGAAGTTAGTAGTGATGAAAGTGATGAAAGTGACGAAAGTGATGTTGAAGAAATTTAATTATTGATTTATATAAAAATTTATATATTATAAAATCTAATTATAATATATATTAAATGGAACAATTATCAAAATATCCATTATTGATTGTTGGTATCATAATTGTTATAGTTTTCTTTATGTTTGATTATAAAAAAATAATCAAAGAAGGATTCGATCCATTGTATTGGAGTCCAATCGAACCATGGTTAAGATATATTGGAACTATATTTTCATCAACTCTCCCCCAAAAAACATATTCATTATTTGCGCGTTATGATATTTTAACTGGAAAATATACTTATTTTTATCTAAAAGCAAATAATTTTTATGATCATGATTTTGTTGAATTAAAAATAGATTATGATTTATATGATGGAAGTAAAATAAAAATAGATGATACTGGTAATGAATATACAGTTAATTTACAAAATAGTTATTTAGGACAAATTCGAGATTATAATATATATTCTAGATATGCAAAAACATATGGATTTAATCCAGTATTAAATCTTTATCAACCAGATCTTTATACAAGACCAGTACACTATGGTGTTGGAGGAGAATTTGATACAACGATGGGAAAATATGGATTATTAGTTCCGATTAAGGATGAGAAAACAAAAGAAATAAATTCAGAAGGTACTAAATATGTCATTTTAGAAAAGGAAATAAGACCAGAATTTCATGAATACGCATATTATGTAATACATGATAATAAATTAATAGATCTAGGAGAATCTCAAAAATTAGTTGATGGTAATTTTGTTAAAATACCAAATGATAAACAATTATATATGTTAAAAGTTACAGAATTATTCTAAATATTAAGTTATAAATTTATAATTTAATATTAAAAATAATTATTTTTTGATGTATTATCAAATTTTTAAATAAATTTAACAAAATAGTATAGAAACATATTTTGTTAAATTATAATATTGTATTATGATCAGTAATATTATTATAATATATTTTATTAATATCATATTATTATAATATTTTATATTAAGTGCATTATTGCACATTTTAAAATTATCAATGTTTTATTTATATAGATTTTTATTATTATATTTCTAAAATATTATAGATTATTTTAATAAAAAAATATGTCTATTATATATATAACATAAATATGGCAGATAGCGATTCACCAAGAGATATTCCTAGTGTAAAGAAAAATTCTAGCTCAATTGTTGATAATGAGGTTCAAAAATTACTTAAGAAATACAATGGCACATTACCTCAAGATATCATCAATGAACTCCGTAGAAAATATAATGATGAAGCTATTGTTGATCAAATTCAATATGGACTAATGGAAGAATACAACGAAATTTTCCACAAAGCAGAGAAATTTGCAAAATATGTCGAACGTACTTTCAAAGATCAAAATTACCCTGTTAACAAACTTCTCAAACAGGCATATAAATATAAACAAAAAGAAAATTTATCTGATGCAGTATTTGACAAATTCTTCCAAATTTACAAAGAACATCTTCTAGGAGATCCATCTAATCTTGAGTATTCTACTCAAATTGTTGCACCAGCCACTAACATGAGCAAAGTTCTTGGTAAAATTACTATGGGATCAACTGAAGGCTCTCATCTTGAAGGAAAAGATATTGAAGAGTACAAAGAAATTGAAAAAATGTACGTTGAAACTAAACAACTACATTCTCAACTTATTTTACAATCGATCACCTATAAAGATTTAGATTATTCTGCTCTTACTGGTGAATTCAAAAAGGATAAACATAATGCAAACTTTTCTATCAGCCCAGTCATTGCTGCTCTTTTCTTACCAAAGATTCCAATTCTTGATGAACATATGCTCATTGCAAGTATTCCATACATTGTTCACGCCAGACAAAATCATCAACAACTCATGACTAAACCAGATAATGAATTATTCTATGATTTAATTTCTGATCCAAATGATATTGTTTGTTATGGAGATTCCCCAATGCGTGATCTTCGCAAACGTTCTGATATTCAACATCATCTATGGAATAATGTTTTACGTCTTCGCCAAGGTCAATATTATGATGCATCCGTTGCCGACTTTATCGTTGCAATAGATCAATGCAAATTTTCTCAAAGTGATGATCCAGATCTTATGTATACCAATGATGAAGGAACTGTTCTCCGTAGATTACTCCAATCATTCTCATTCCGTCCAATTATTGTAGCAACTACTCCATTGATGAATGTTGTTTCAACTGGTTATACTCGTGCAGTTGTTACTCCACCAATTATTAATACTCTTAATATGGTTACTCTTCGTGTTCCATATAGTCAAGCTGGAACTGAAGTTGTTCATCTTGAAGATTATATTAATCAAAATCAATGGTATGTTGAAGATGGCGCTATGATTCCAAAACTTCAACAAATCATTTATGCAAAAGGAGTTCTTATTTTCTATGTTAATCGTCGTTTCAATACAATTGATATCAGTCGTCTCAAGAATCCATTCAGTTTCAACCGTCTCCCATTAACTGTTTCAGGCTTTGAACGTATTAATGAGAAGAAAGTTAATTTCAATTATGATTTTGATATTAATGGAACTACTTTCCGTCTTAAATCCGTTGTTTGTGCAGAAACAAACCCCGCAATGCCAGAATTAATTACTCATTCTTCAACTCTTCTTCGTTATTTCGGGGATCCTTCAGCCGGATTTATTGAAAACAGATTCTATTGGTATAATCCAAAAGCCGCAGGTCAAGCTATTCAAACTGGAGCTGGTTATGCATACAATAAACCAGTTACTGTTATCCCAGGTGGCCATTCTGTGTCAGAGTATACTCCTGAAACATTCTATGATAAGGCATGCAAACGTGGTACTATTTATATATATGTATCAAGCAATTTTGAACAAGGATCAATCATTCCTGAACAAAGTTTAGTTATGCAGTATTAAATATTTATTTAAATAAATAAAAAATTATAAAAATAATTTTTTATTTTAATGGTGCGAGCCGATTGATCGGACCGGAAAGAGATCGATTTCCTTTAATAGATACATTTTCTGGACGATCAATTGGTCGCAATGGAGTTGTAGAATCATATAAATAGCCAACATATTGTTTTAATTCGGTAATCATATATGGTATTAACTCTTTAACAACTTGATTATTTAAATCTCTAATTTGTTGAGTAATATTATTAGGAAGATTTCTTCCATATCCTTCAAAAATATAAGTCATAACTGCATTTAGAGGTTCCGCTTGTTGATATTTTGTAATTTTAAATCTTTTATTCGTTGTGTTATAAATTGTTAATATTATTTGACGTTGTATTATTTCTATATTTTCTGGAGAAAAAAATAAATCTTTTAACGGATTAGTTTCATCTGGATTTGTATAAAGCATTTCTTTTACTTGTTCAGTATAATTAATTAATGGATGACTACTAAGAAATAATACTGGAAGATTATTCAATTGTGTTTTTTCAATATTATCTGGTACTTTCGTAATATTCATGTTGCCTATATATTAGATAAAGAATTTAATATATAATAATATTTTTATACAAATATTATTATTATGAAATTACATATGATTCTAGTTGATTTTCTGGTGTTAATTTAGTTGTTTTAGGAGAATAAAATTGTTCAACTGTTTCTGATATAACATAATTAAATAATGTATCTGTTCCAACAACTTGTTCTATTATTTTATTATCAAATAATGTTTCACCAGTTAATGAATCAGCTGAGTCATTCTTAGTTAATATTACTGACTGATTATTATCAGTAGGTCTAACATATACTGCCCATGTAAAAATATCATTCGCAATACTATGAACAACCAAATTTCCGCGTGTAAAACGTCTATTACCATCACGTATTATATATGGTTGTTCTAGTTGTTTAACATATGAACCTATTCTATTATTCAAAAATCCTGATAAATATGTATTAATATAATAAGATGGATCTGGATTATTATTTTTATTTATATCGTCATACATTTCTGTTAATAATGCCATTATATTTTCAGACGGTTTATTACCACCATAATTAATTAATATATTTCCAAATGCATTCGGATTTAATATATTTCTAATATTTTCTAATGCCATTGATTTGATGATTTCCTCACTATCACCAAACATTTTACTATAAATTTTATATTTATTATTTTCTTGTTTATTTACAGTATATGCATTATACTTAATATCTTGATATCTTGAATCAATTAATACTTCATAACCTTTATTCGGAATATAATAATTATATCCATTAATTCTATATTTCCAATATCCAACACCAATACTTTGCTCAGATGACATTAAATCTTTAATATAAATATTATCATCAATGCTAAAATCATTAAATGCTATTTTGTTGTTATATAATACTGTCATTCCTGCTAATATTTGGAATAATATTGAATACCATACATCTTCGGTATGATAACCAGTTTCTATCATTTTTTTCATTGGTCCATGAGCTTCATATGTTCTTGTGCACCAATTGTATAAACTATATGTTGGAGCTTCAGTTAATGCAATCAATGCATAATTTGTTTTATCATTTATATTCATCGATTCAAGTTTATGCATAATTTCATCTTTCGATGAAACTAATTGTGATGCTGATGTTTCTCCTTCAAACCCAATCATTTGACCAAATGGTTTTATTTGTGTTTGTGGTTGTGTTTGTAAAATATTAATTTGATTTGGGGAAATAAAAATCGATGGTTTACTGATAAGTTGTCTATTATAAATCGCTGGTTTTATATCTGCGATTTTTGTTGTAATTGGATTTGGTAATTTTATTTTAGAATCAGTGTTATATTGTTTAATTAATTCATCTCTGAATTCTTTATTTTGTTCATCATTAAATTGTTTTTTAATCATTTTATTTGGAACATCATTTTCACTATTAATTTGTCTAACTTTATTAAAATCAATACCTGTATTATCAGATAAGAAATAACAATATAAATTAACAAAATTTGGACATACTTTTTTCTTTAATATTTGTTCTCTAATAAATTCATAAAATGCTATTTCACGCCATAAATCAAATTTATCAAATGTCATAATACCAGCCAATTTACTTAAATATAATTCTCCAAAATTCATTTCATATACTCGTAAATTCATACCAATACTGTGTTTTCCACAAATTACTTTTTGTGTATAATTATCGTACATTACTGGGTATCCAGTTCGATATAATAACATGCCATCTGGTAAACTTTTATATGGATTATTTGTTGTTTTGCTATGATGATATGGATTAAGATCCATTAATTTCATATAACTAAATAAATTTAATCTATCCGGACTACTTTTAGTGCTCGAATTCATATCAACTTCTTCACCATCGTTGTGTTTAATAAATATTGATCTCATATAATCATACATTATTAAACGTTCTCCTAATGTTGTAAAACTATTTACAAATTGACCAGCTCCAATTTGTCCTGGAAGAACATCTTCATATAATGACGATACTTTTATATGATCTCCATCCGGACCAGGTAAACTAATATTATAATTTTTAATAAACGTAGGTTGTTGAGGTGTATTATATTGCCATGGTACTGTTGGGTTTTGCATGTATGGATACCATGGATTGGCAATTGGTACATATGGATATGGATATATTTCTGGTTTTGTTGATTGCACTTGTTTCGGTAATATATTATCATTTACTTTTAATTCTAATAATGTTTTTGGTTCTGGTATTTCATGTAATTGTTTTTGATCATTAATACGTTGTGTTAATATATTTTTGGTTTCTTGTGGTACAAATGGACTATTTTTAGTACCACTATACGCTGGCACTATTTTTTCAAATCCACCAGTTTGATTAATTTGTGGCATTTCTTGTGGCATTTCTTGCGGCATTTCTTGTGGCATTTCTTGCGGCATATTTTGAGGGAACATACCAGGAGGCATACCCATTGGCATACCTTGTGGCATATTTTGAGGGAACATACCGGGAGGCATACCCATTGGCATACCTTGAGGCATCATATCTGGTATATTTCCACCAATTATTGGTAAATTGTCTAAATATTCAATTGGTACTGGACCTGAAAAATTTGATGGAAGTTTTTTTAATATTTTATTTGCTTTTTCTGGATTATTAATTGGTTGTGAATGCATTTGTGATTGCATCATCATCTGTTGTGCAATATGTTGTGGAATTTGTTGATTGTTCGCAAAATTAATTGGTTCAGATCCAGCTAATAAATTTCCAATCGTGGTATTATTTGTTGGTTCTATTTGATTCGGATTATTTCCAGCTAATTCAGAAGTGGTTGCACCAAGAATTCCAGCTAATCTTGATTGAGAAATATTTTTTTCTGTTTTTTTGCGTGACATTTGTTTTTTGTGATGTTTTTCTTTAACTGGTAAATCAAAATCATCATCACTATCATTATTACTATCATCATTATCATTATTTTTTTCTGATTTTTTACGTGACAGTTGTTTTTTGTAATGTTTTTCTTCAACTGGTAGATCCTCATTTTTTTCATATGATGTTGAAAATTGTCGAGATAATTTGGCTTCAATATTTTTAGTAAATTCTGAGAAAAATTGGTTTGTTAATATATTTGCAGGCGTAAGATATTCATCTGTTTTAT